GAACGTGCCACGTGCCGTCTGCGTGAAACAGCACCCGGCTGGGCTCCAGCGTCTCGTCACTGTCCAGCCGCCACCGCAGCGCCTCCCGAGTGTCCAGCGCCTGCGGCTCGCCGTGCTCCAGCCCCAGCCACCGGATGACGCCGGGGACAGGGGAAACGAGATGGAACAACGCCGCGTTATAGTCCGCGCCCACAAACACATATCCCGGCAGCAGCAGCCGGTCCTCGGTCTGCCACTGACCCCGCCGCCGAATCTCCATCCGCTGGTCCGGGGCTCTGGCTTTCACGCCTTTGCGCCGCAGCGCCGTGCATACGTCCCGTTCCGTCCCGGTCATGACCTGCAGCACGTACCAGTTCATCCGCGCTGCGCCCCTTTCTGCCGGCGCTCCAGCGCCGCCACGAGCTGCCGGTACAGCTCCGGATGTTCCGTACCAAGGGCTGAGAAGAACTCCGCCTTCAGCTCGCCCATGGCGGCCTGCGTGTCATCCTTGCTCTGAATGTCCAGCCTGCGGGCGTACGCCACAGCCTTTGTCTGCGCGTTCATCTCCCGCAGCAGCTTATCCAGCGCGATATCGTTCCACTCTTCGTCCGGCTTCGACAGGATGGCGTCCAGGATCTTCTGCCCCGCCACCCGGTTGATCACCTCGGAAAAATCCAGCTCCGGATACTTCGCCGCTTCCCGCACCATGGCGTTCATCCGCTCGTTTGTCACACGGATATCCTCCAGCGAGGCCAGCAGCTTTCTGCTGTAGGTGCTGATTGCCTGCAGGCTCAGCGTGACGTCCAGGCTCGCCAGATACTTCTGAATATCCGCGAGCGTGCAGGTGTTCGTCGCTTTCACCATCTCATCCACGACGTCGCGGACCTCGGGCGGCAGCTGTGATATGGTGCTGCGGCTCCTGTTTTTTCCGCGCATCCTCAAGCCCTCCTACATATCCACCAGCGGGTCTTTCTTCACGCAGCGCTGCAGCTGGATGCCGCGCGGCGTCAGCTTGACCTCAAGGTCCTCCAGCTCTGCGTCCGAAACGCTGGACGGGGCCTTGTCCTCGATGCAGCGTACCTGCAGGTATCCGCTGTCCGCCAGGTAGTTGATGCTGCTGCACAGCGCCATCCGGTCCATGCCGCCCGCCAGCGCCAGCAGCAGGCCCTTCAATTTTAAAAATTTGAAATCGCAGCCCGCGATGGCCAGCGTGCGCATCACAGTTCCGTTATTGGCCGCAAGCTCGCCGGCCTGCATCTTCCGGCGCAGTTCATTTTCGTCCATCTCAGTTGCCTCCCTGCTTCATCATGAACTCCATCAGACGATCCAGCTTGTTCTCCAGCTTCAGCTGGTGCGAAACAAATTCCTCGCGCCGGATGCAATTTTCCTTGATGTCTTTCACATCGTCGCTCATCTGCCGGATCTCCGTCCGCATTTCCGTGCGCATTTCCTTCATTTCGCGCCGCACCGCTTCCAGGTCCTTCTGGTGGTCGGTGCGCGGGGTATAGTTCTCGCGCACTTCTTTGATATCTGCCCGGTTTTCATCCAGTTGCCGAAACACCGAGCGGCCAAACAAAAAGCCCACCAGCCCTACCACCGTTGTTACGATGACTGTCAGAAGCCACCAGGTTCCGGCGTCGAACGTCATTGTGATTTCCTCCGAAATACAAAAAGATAAGGCACGATGCCCTCGTTGTGAGTTCATCATACCTTATCTTTTATAGACTGTTCAGGTGAACTATTTCTCCCAATTTTCTGCGGGAGGTCGTCAAATGTCAGCTGCCCATCCGGTGGTGCCCGGCGGATCTCTGCCGCTTTATCCTTGACGATTTGCCGTACATATGCGTCGCTCAGATTCCACTTGCGCGCCAGCTCATAGGTGTTGTATCCGTTGTACTCCCGGCGAATCAGCACATCACGCACAGGGATCACTACCTTATCCGGCTGTGGGATATACATTTTTCCGGTACCGCCATAACGTTCCAGCAGCCGCCGGAAAGCTTCCATTCCAATACACTCCGCCAGCTCACGTACCTCACCTTGCAAGTCGTCCAGCTCCAGCAGTTCCAGCAGCTCAACATTCATGCTGCACCGCCTCAACATCCCGGCGATATCGGTCGCTGTGCAGGTATTTCAGCTCGGCAGCCTCGGCCATCCGCTTGATGCCGTTGATCAAGGCAGCACCCTGGGCACAGGTCAGAAACCGGAAAGGATCTTCCGGGAAGCTGGTCATGTGGAACTGTTTTACGATGAGGCCGCTCAGACGGTAGCGCAGCGATATACCATCAGGGGCTGGGTCATATTTTTCAAGTTCACTCATGAGAAACCAGGCGTATTTTTGTTGTTTTGCCGTCATGCGGCCCGGTATTTCATTGTAATGACGCGGCTTTTTGCTCCTGTGCAGCGTCTCCGGCGCTGCCGCAGCCTTGCGGCGGAGCAGCTCATGAATGACGGCGTCCTGCTCCGCCGCCGACAGTTCTTTGATGGAGGAGCAGCCGGTGACGCCTTCCACCAGAATATGCAGATCATCGTCATGGCCCAGCGCTGAATCGGACAAACCCAACTCGCGGCCCAGCGCATAGATATATTTTATCCCGTCTTTTTCTTGTCTCCGAGCACCCATAGCTGCTCCTCCTTCCTTGTTACTCCTCCGGCACGGCGTCGCCCGTGTCGTAGAAAAATTCATCCGTGGTTTTCAGATACGCGCCCACAGCCTCCAGAACTTCCTCCGGCTGCTGCTTCAGCGCCTCTTTGTCCAGCTTCTGCTCTGTTTTTACAAGCTCCCTGCGGCCCATGGCCAGCAGCGTGGCGATGGCCTGCGGGACCTTCGCATTTGCCAAAATCAACCGCGTGGACTGTCGAAACCCTACACGCCCAAACGTCAGCTGTCGGCTTTTTCCGGCCATATCTTCCCGGTGTGCCTCTACATACTCCTGAACGTCCGTTTCCAGCTGTTTGACGCGCTTCTGCAAAGGCTCCGCGCTTTTGGTGTATTCAGCCTTCACGGCGTCGATGCGCCGCGACATGTCCACGCCCATCTCCGTCAGCGCGTGCTCGTACTCGTGGATGCTGCGCAGCGCGTCGTTCACTTCCGCCCAGTCCTTCAGCACAGGCTCCCGGTGCAGCTTTTTTCTTGCCATATGTATCCACATCCTTTCTCAAAATTCCGCCCTCTGCATTTTCCGGGCTTGGGACCGGCCCCGGCCCGAAAGGACAGGGGGCTGCATTACGGCCGGGGCACAGCCCCGGATGCGGCATTTTTCGTTTTACTTTGGCCTCTTCCACTGGTGCGTACTTTTTGCCGCACGACCGCCGCCGTACCAAAGCGCCCACGAGAATGTATTCCCTTTACCGTCCCCGCAGGCCGCCTCACGCATGGCTGCCGCCTCCCGAATGTACCATCCGGCGGGCCTGCGAATAGTACGGTTCCTTCGGGACCCAGTTTACGCCGTACAGCGCATAGAAAGCGTCGTTGCTCATCTGGAACCACTCGATGGCCGTTTGCAGCGGGTCCAGGCGGCGCTGCACACGCCCTTCGCCATCCAGTATGTACAGTGTGCCGCCCACCAGGCGGGCAGTGCAGGGCAGATATTTTGACATGTCCATTTGTTTCATCAAGAATCCTCCTCCAGTGTGTATACTTGGCAGAACCAGCGGGGCAGGCCCTCATACACAGCTTTGTCTTTTGCCCGGCAAAAGCAGATGCTCCCATCCCGGCCGTAAACGATATGGGAATGTGCGCAGTATGTGCATCTTCGGTTCCGGCGCAGACTGCGCCATTGCTGTACCGTCATTTTTTCTTCACTTCCTTGTTGATTTTTTGTCGGTTTTTGTTGATTTTCCGCCCCGCCTATGGTATCTTAAAAGCTGTGAAGCGTCCGTTTCATATTCTCCACATCCTCGCCCCGTCCGGTCCGTATCTCCGGGCGGGGCGGTCTTTTTTCTACAGCCCGAGGTCGACAGCGCGCGTTATTTAGCGTATACTAAAAGAAAAAGAAAAGAGGGGATATTCCATGACAGTTGACGAACTCAGCGCCATGATTGAGGAATGCGCAGGCGAAAGCGTACTCCATGAAGCGTATGCCGTCGACCCGGAACAGACACGCACCACGCTTGAAAAGCTCGTGGACGACTGGAATGCCGGGAAGGACTTTGACCCGGCTGTTTACGACCTTCTTATGGGACGTGTTGTGGAGCGGGATGGTGATTCGGCGATGCAAACAGGTTGGCTCAAACAACAGGCCGTATCCGATCTTCAAGCTCTTGTCATCCGTCAGTGGATCTCCGGACTGCAACGCGGTGCGGTCGTGGTG